ATCACAGTTAGTCAATTTGAAAATAAGCATTTTAAAGAAAACGAAACCCTAAAATGGTTACAAGCGAACTTACAATAGAATCAAATGAGCATTTACTATTCCTATTGCCTGGACAAAGTATGTCACCAAAGGCATTCTGGGATTTTAAACTTCCAGATGGTAAAACCCATGCAGAGTATATCGTTGAAGCTGGTGTTGATGTAATCTTATTTGATCCAGTTGGTTATGGTGAAAGTCATGAGTTCTTCAATTATGATAGGATTGAATATGCCAATCAAATTGAATCTGCCATGGCTGAAGTTACCAAACAATACAAGACTAAAACAATCTTCGGCTTCTCAACTTCAACTGCGCCAGCATTAGTCGCTGCCAGTCGTGGTTTGTTTGATAAGGTTATTATTCATAGCCCTTCTATTCGTAATGATAAGAAGTATTACGTCAAGCATGGTGAAAAATTTGAAACTGGTATTGAGAAGTTAAAGACCGAGCGTCTTGAAAAGATTAGTAACAAGTTAATGGAAAAACCATTCAGGCTTGATGGATGGGAAGAATCTATTATTGATGCAATGGGTGGTGAAGAATGGGTAGTTCCTGCTCAGGTTGTTTACGACATTAACAATTATTGGGTAGACCATGGTGATAATGGATTTGATGCAAGTAAAGTTCCTCCAATTCTTGCAATAAAGGGTGAATTTGATTACGAGTCAACTACAGGTGGCTATGATGAATTCATGAAGTTGTTCCCAGAGGCTCAGGAAGTCGAGATCCCTTACAGCACCCACTTCTCCATGTGGGAAACGACCTCTGCAATCACTCGTCTGGAGATGATAAAATACTGCTTGACAATAAATCAGAAATAGGGTATAATTATATTATAACTTGGAGGTTGAAAACCTATGGCTACTAATGTCGAAAAACGTAATGAGAAAACACGCCAGATGATGGCAGTAATGAAGGGTGGCGACGAGCCGATCCTTTCTGAAGACAACTACAAAATTGACTTGACCAAAGCACTGGTCTGGTACAATAATAATGAGGATGATAAAACCAAGCGCAAGTGGCTTGAAACATATCTCACCAAACAAAATCAAAAGGGGTTGATCCCCACATTCAACAAGATGCCTGACTGGGAAATCCGTCAACTGGGTGTCTTGTGTCGTATGAAAACTCTTGACCGATATCTGGAGCAGAAAGAGTTGAATTGGATTCAAAACACAATTCAATCATTGGTCACGCAGTTTGCTGCAATTAAAGAAAAGAAGAAAGAGGACGTTGTTACAACACCAGTCCTCTCAATACAGGAACGCATGGATGAAACAGCAAGTAAACACGCTGCAGAAATCGATGCAGCAATAGATGAATTTACACAAAACAAAACAACATTCTCAGCCAAAGGATATCTCCATGGCAATCAAGTCGCAGCACCAATCGCAAAACGCATCGGTGACAAGTACGTCAATCTGTCAAAAGAATTACGTGAAGCAATTTCTGGAGACGACGAGCAACTTGTGGAAGGATACTCCCACTTCACGAAACGAGAACTGAAAAAGTTTGCTGACTTCGTTGATCAGATTATCGCTGACTGCAACCAGCAAGTACAAACTGCCAAGGCTAACCGTATGCCACGTAAGCGTAAGGAAAAGCCAGCATCGGTTCAGGTAGCGAAGATGAAGTATCAGAAAGAATTGCCAGAACTTGGGTTAAAATCTGCGCTGATGACAAACATCATTGGCTCAACCGAAGTGTGGTTCTACAATACAAAGTATCGTCGTGTTGGCTGCTACAAAGCAGAGATGGGAACCTTGTCCGTCAAGGGTACTACCATCGTTGGATTTGACTTGGTACTATCAAAGCAATTTACTCTACGTAAGCCAGAAGAATTCTTCAAAGGTTTGACTATGGGCAAACGTCCATTGAATGCCTCGCTGAAGAATTTGACAACCAAACCATCTATACCGAATGGTCGGTTTAATGAAGAAACAATTTTGCTTGGAGCATTTTAATGATTTTAGTTGATTACAGCCAAGTTGCTCTTAGCAATATCCTTTCATTCCAACGTGAATTGAAGGGAACTGACTCTGAGGTTAAGAACCTTATTCGTCACGTAGTTCTTTCCACACTGAAGTCATACAAGAAAAAGTATGGTCGTGAGTATGGTGAGATCGTCATCTGTTGTGATGGTCGCAAGTACTGGCGTCGTGATATCTTCCCACACTATAAGGCAGGTCGTAAGAAAGCCCGTGAAAATTCTGATTTGAATTGGACACTTATCTTTGATACCATGTCAGAGATTCGTAACGACATTGCAGCACACTTTCCGTACAAGGTTATTCACCTTGAGCATTCTGAAGCTGACGATGTTATTGCCGTTCTTGCCAAGTGGACTCAGACGAATGCCTTGGTAACACAGGGTTTGTTTGAGGAACCACAGAAGGTTTTGATTCTTTCATCTGATGGTGACTTTATCCAGCTGCAGAAGTGGGATAACATTAACCAATATTCTCCGATGCAAAAGAAACAGATCAAAGCCAACAAGCGTGAAGTTTATGAGAAATACATTACTCACGTTGTTAAGGCAGGTGACGATGGTATTCCAAACATCCTAAGTAAAGATGATGTGTTTGTCATCGGTGAGCGTCAGAAGTCAGTTAGCGCCAAGCGTCTGGCTGAGTTCTTGGAAATTGGTTTTGATGCTTGTAAGAATGATGATGAGCGTCGCAACTGGCATCGCAATGTTCAATTGATTGACTTTGAACAGATTCCAGAAAACGTATCAACAGATATCATAGATACATATGTAAAGAGCAAACCTACGGGCGACAAGATGACGATCATGAATTATTTGATTGAGAATAAATGTCGCTTATTGTTAGACGAACTAGAGGATTTTTAAATGGCTTCAAAACTTATCACTGAATTGTTGGACGAGATCAATAAGGATCCGTCAGTTATTACCAAACATGCTGGGAATGGTGCATTGCGTTTGTTGTTCGAACATGCATTTGACCCAGCAAAGAAATTTAATCTACCAGAAGGTGCGCCTCCATACAAGGAAGATGCTGCGCCAATCGGAATGAGTCCAGGCAACTTGCATATGGAAATGCGCAAGTTGTATATCTACTGTCGTACAGACTTGACAGCGATTCGTCGTGAAACTTTGTTTGTTCAGTTGTTGGAAGGTATCCATCCTTCAGAGGCTAAGTTGGTTCTTGCTGTTAAAGACCAAGAGTTGACAAAGATGTATCCAAAGATTACACATAAGTTGGTACACGATGCTGGTATGGTTGCTGTTGCTCCTACTGCGAAGAAGGAGAAAGCACCAAAAAAAGAACAGGCTCCAAAATCTGGAGCGGACCAAAGCTAACTCTGTTACAGAAACTAAAGAAATATTATGAAGCAAAAATGGGTTGATGCGTTTATGGATACGGCTGAGAGATTTGCTCAGCTGAGTTCTGCTGTTCGTTTGAAGGTTGGATCAGTTATTATTAGCGACAACCGTATCATCTCAATTGGATATAATGGTATGCCTTCAGGCTGGGATAACACTTGTGAAGAAAACATTTATGATGATAATGGCGATATTCTCAAGAATCAAACTAAAGCTGAAGTTCTTCATGCTGAAGAAAATGCTATTCTCAAGCTGGCTCGTGATGGTGAGTCTGGCAGTGGTGCTACTCTATTCGCCACTCATGCTCCTTGCGTACAATGTGCCAAGATGATTTATGGTGCTGGGATTACTAAGGTTTACTACCGCACTGCATATCGTAACACTGATGGTGTTGACTTCTTGGGTAAATGTAACATTGAGGTTGAGCAAGTATGATTGTTAACAAGCAGGATTTGTGGGCGACACCTGTCTGGGAAATTACCACTGGATTTGATGATCAGTTTAATGCTAAGCTGATTGAAGAATTCCCAACAAATAAACAAGCTGGCTTCCAATTTAATCTTTGGGATTGTAACACACCACACGTTACAAAATTGAAAAAGTGCATTATGGATGTGGTGGCGTCAGAAGTTCGTGTTAATTTCGTCAATCCAAATTTATCTTTGTCAAGAGCTTGGGTCAACAAACAATGTCCAGGTAAGCCATTAGTCATTCATGATCATTCTCCTGCGATCATGGCTGCAGTATATTACGTTAATTGCCCTGAGAATTCTGGAGATCTTTTATTGGTTGATCCACGGGGTTCTGCCAACTGGGAACGGAATGTTGAAGGTAATATTTCAAACGTCAAACACAAAAGAATCAAACCAGTAGCTGGTAAGTTGGTATTGTTCCCCGCATATATATTACATATGGTTGAAGTAAATAACTCTACGGAAAATAGAATAAGTATAGCTACGAACATTTACAGTAAGGGATGATATGAAAAAGTGGGTTGAGTATCAGTTGAAAAATCAAGCACGCAATTTTGATTGGGCGAATCGTGTTTGGAAACTGGATAACATTAATGATAAACTTGGTGGTGCATTCGAAAGAATCAAACAAGGTTACCTGAACAAGACACTCCCATCAAAGTATGAAAATGTTTTCTTGAATAAAGATTACATCGCTCGTACAGCAGCCAGCACTGGCCAAGAAATTACAGAAAACGATTTTAGAACTTGGTTACTCGAATACCCGAAGTTGATGGCTAATCATGGTCACCAATACCTATCTGACTTTGGTGAAGACCAAGAGTTGGTGTATTCAACTATCGCAGAGTTTTATAAATTGAAACGTGAGACCATGAACATTCGTATTCAGGTTGAAGAACCTGGACAATACTTTGTTGTTCACATGGATCGTCATCGTTATAAAGTTTGGAGCGTTGATGATGAAGAAGTTATCTATGATAAAGTGAAAGCGCAACACAGTCAAGACATCTTTATCACATTCATGACTGATCAGAAGTTGGGTCAGATGTTCAACTTTGGAACAGATGCTATCAAATGGGAACAGGGTGATACGTTCACTTGGGAACACCAAAGCATACCACACTGCACAGCAAATGTTGGGTATGATACATCATTCGTTATGGTTACTACAGGTGAGCCACTGGAGCCACGAGTAACAAAAGAGATTGATGAAACTCAATACGGTTAAAATTATAAGGAATAATAATGTTAAGTATTAGTACACTCGTACTGCTGATGGCAGTATACTTTGTTAGTTGTGGGTTGCTGGTTTGGTTCTTCAGTAAAGATACTGCCAAAACGAAAGAATCGTTTCTGTTGGCAGATCGTAAATTTGAAACATTGCGTGGAGCGTTCAGCGTCTCTGCTGCTTGGACATGGGCGACGGCACTATTCCTTGCACCACAACTAAGTTATCAATATGGATTCACAGGGTTCTTCTGGATCCTTGGTATGAACACATTGACTCTGGCATTCTTCGGTTTAGCTGCATATAAAATCCGTGACATGTATCCAATGGGATTCACATTCTCTGAGCATATCAAATTGAATTATGGTAGAGTTGCTCACAACACATACAACTTTGCCTTTATTCTAGTTGCTATTGTGGCACTGAGCTTAAACATTTATGCAGGTAGTAAGTTGATTCAAACCCTCACTGGTTTGAATATGAACGTCGCTGCAGGGTTTTTGATTGTATCGGCAGTTTTGTTTTCAATCTTCCGTGGATTGAAGAGCACTAATATTACTGAGATTTTCAAGATGGTAGTTGTACTTGCAACTGCATTGCTTGTCGTTCCTCAAGTATGGTATGCGGTTGGATGGGATACCATCGTCACTGGTATGTCTGGTGCCAACGGTAAATACGGAGATTTATTCTCGACACCTGAGGCACTAACTGTTTTCTGGACAACTGGTATCTATTTCTTGTTCCGCCACTTCAGCTTACCTTGGGCAGATAACTCATTCTGGCAACGTGCATTCGCAATTAAGCCAGAGAAGATTAAAGTAACGTATGCGTTGGCTTCAGTTATTTTCTTCGTCGCCGTAGCTACGTTCGCATCACTTGGCTTCGTTGCTGCTGGTGTAGGTATCAAGGCAGAGAATCTACAACTTACAAACGTGACTGTTATCTCGACTCTGTTGTCTCCATGGGCACTTTACCTAGTTGTGTTTATGTTACTGACTGCATTGACTTCCATTATCGATAGTCAAATTACCAGCATCACGACTCTATTGAGCAATGATGTTCTACCACAGTTCTATCCACAAGACGACGATGCTACTATTGACTTGAGCAGAACCTTGGTAGTTGCGTTGGTTCTTCTGTCTTGGGCTATCGTCAATATCCCAGGTGTGAACATTCTTTACTTCGGTTTCCTGACTGGCTGTATTTGTATGACGTTTATCGTTCCATCAATCATTGCTCTGGTTAAACCCAAGCTACAGGATAGTAAAGCCATGGTTACTGGTATTCTACTTGGATTGTTTGTTGGGTTTCCTGTTTATGCATGGGCTAGTTTGAATAAACTGAATGACATTGCACTACTTGGCTTCTTCGGTTGCTTGGCGATCTCAACTTTCTTTAGCCTATTCGTTAGCCAACTGATTGCTGTTAGTAAACTACTGCCAAAAGATGAGTGATCTACAGAACATCAAAAATTGGATCCGTGAAAAAGATCCAGTTAAACAAATTGATCAATGCAAACTTGTACTCAACAAGATCTATAAACCAGATATTAAAAAGCACAAGATCCATGCAACGGATATAACCAAACCTTTTCATTTCTTGATTGACATGAAAACTAACAGGGTTATGGTGGCAACTCACAACCCTGAGATAGTTCGTGTTCTATCAAGAATGCCGAATACGTTCCAGCTATACAATCTCACTACGAAGTCGCAGGCAGGTTGCAAGCAATGGAGCTTGCATGAAGGTTTTGATTTTGAATTCCCGTGGAATTCTGTTGCGTTGGATATGCAATTCTTTATCAATGCTTCTCAACTATCACCAGACCCACTTACGGCTGAAGAGATCTACTATTACTATTTGGTTCAGCAGAAAGCTGTGTTGATTAACTTGATCAACCAAATCCTTGAGACGATGCGTCTTGATTGTAACCCAAGCAACCTGACATATCAAGAATCAATCTACATCGAAAAGTATAACCAAGCGTTGAGAGTTATCGAGCGTGGTATTGAACAAGACTTTGAGAATGAGTACTACTATGTCGCTGACTGGGCTGCTATCAAGAAATTGGATTTGATAGCAGCAGCAAAAGATATCAAACTCAACTACGAGTTAATGCATCATCGTCTATCCAAGATTGAGTATGCTCGCTTGTTATACATTGACAAGATCCGTGAGGAAACTGATCTTCAACAACTACCTGAGATTCTAAAAGATTTCAGAATGTTCAACTTTGGATATTTAAAGTTATGAAAGATATCATCGCTTACAACAGCGTGTATTATTTTGATAGAGAATTTAGTACCATCTATCCAAGCATCAAGCACATGGATGATGTTCGTTTGTTCGCTGGATTGTTTTACTTGTATGCCAGAAACATGTCTATCAATGACAGAACTGATACAATTAAGATTCCATTGAAGACTACTGTTCTTGACAATTGCCGTTTACCTAAGTTTGTTGAGCAAGACATTTCGTTCGAGAAAGTCTCCAACGATCGAGCAAGACTCTTAATGGACAAAGCTATATCATCTAGTAGAAAGATCGCTATCATGTGGAGCGGTGGAGTTGACAGTACGTTAATCGCAACTTCTCTATTGAAGGTATGTACCAAGACTGAGTTGAAGAAACACTGTGTTGTTTTGTTGTCACATGACAGTATCATTGAGAACCCTCGCTTCTATGATAACCACATCCTTCCTAATTTTGATTTGATGCCAGCCAACAACTTCGCTCACATCATGGGTAACGATAAGTACCTGTATGTGACTGGTGAAGGTAACGACCAGCTGTTCGCAAGTTTGTTTGTTATTGAAGCGTATAAGATTTTCTGGGGTGGTAAATTCACTCCTTACGATCCTATCTCCGATGATAACATGGTTCCGTTTATCCAACACAGAACCAAGTTCAACGAAGCAGACTCCATCAAGTTGTATGCAGTTCTAAAGAAATTGTGCGGAGCTTCCCCAGTCAAGATCGAAACTCCATACCAGTTCTTCTGGTGGTGTAACTTTGCTTTGAAGTGGCAGAACGTCTACGTTCGTTCCATGTTGTTCTCCCATCCAATAAATCGTGACGGGATCAAGATGGAAGATAATTATACAACTTTCTTCCACAACGATGACTTCCAGCTTTGGACTATGAACACCATTCACAAGTTCGGTAAAATTGCCAAGGACGAAACGAACCATTCCTACAAGGAAGTCTGCAAAGAGATCATATTTGAATTTGACGGAAATGCTGATTACAGGCAAAATAAGAACAAGTACGGTAGTTTTGGTAAAGTGATCATGAGTAAGCATGCTTCTAACTTTGTTACTGAAGACATGAAGTTCCACAACAACATTGACTTCTCTGAGGCATATAACCCAGTGAATGATTTTAAATAAATAGAACTATGATTACAATAACAGATAACGCAAACAGCAAAATCAACGAACTCGTGTCAGAGAACGAAGAAACTCACCTGCGCATCTCGGTGCAGGGTGGTGGGTGTTCTGGCTTCTCTTACGCATTCAACTTTGGCGACAAGGAAGAAGATGATTTTGAATTCGGTCCAGTGCTAGTTGACTCTATGAGCATGCAGTATCTGCAAGGCGCAACAGTTGACTACGTTGAAGAACTTATGGGAGCATCGTTTAAGGTTTCAAACCCGAACGCTACTGCCACCTGTGGTTGCGGTTCATCTTTTGCAGCATAAAAATATTTTCAAAAATACTTTACTTTTATTCAATTCAGCAGTATAATTTGACTAAATAGATAGTGAACGATGATTAGTAACCCTGCAAGATGTAGGGGCTTTTGATCTTTCGCTTTACATTAATCCAAAAAGGTAGTATAATTTCAATTATGAAATCAATAGTCTGTTCCATGTTAAGCAAACATCTTCCGTTAAATAGCGGATGGACAGGCTCACGCTCACAGTTTAATGCAACACCTGTAACAGCGATTGAGTATGATAGTGGGGGTTTTGGAAAGTAAAGTGTAAATAACTTACTTTGTTTCCCAAAACCCTCGAAGATGAAAGTCTCGAGGGTTTTTTGTTTTGACCTTACAGTTTGTAGGGTTATTTTGAAAGTGCTTTACGTTAAATCAGTTTTGACGTATAATTGGTGCTTAGGTTGAGTTGAAAGGCTCTACCGCTGATGACCTTACAGTTTGTAGGGTTATTAAAAAAAGAGCTTTACTTATATTCAGTTTTGATGTATAATTACTGCTTAGTTAGTTGGGATCTGCCAGCTGATTGTTGTTCCTCTTTAAAAATTCAGGATTCTGTTTTAAACGATACGCCAGTTGAGTGTCTCGGTTTAATGCTTCGGCTTAACGGCTGATTCACTTGACTGACTTATCGTATGTTCTCGAGTAGTGTAGTGGTAACACACCAGACTTTGACTCTGTTATTGTAGGTTCGATTCCTACCTCGAGTGCCATATTAAAACATACGCATGGAGTAAGTGACTCGGCTTACGCTGATATCGACCGCCCTGTGTTTGTATGTTTTAATATGGTAAGTTAATTTTAATGTTCAAGGAGAACGATATGAAGGTAAGTAAACCTTAGTGTCGCTCAAGATCCCGTATTGGTCTTGGGTGGCACGTAAAATCAAAAAATTACGGCAACCCACTCTAGATGTTGTTGGCAGCATACTAGGCTCTTACCCTATGAAGGCTGAGTTCGAATCTCAGAGAGTGGACCAATACGGGAGTATGATGAAATGGTTATCATATCTGGCTTTTAACCAGTCTTTCAGGGTTCGAGTCCCTGTGCTCCCACCAGTTTTCTTTAGTGTGGCTATGTTGTAATGGTAGCAACACAGATTGTGATTCTGTTAGTGTGAGTTCAATTCTCACTAGCCACCCCAAAGAAAATTGATATGCAACTTTAGCTGATGTGGTCATAGCGGTGGTCTGAAGA